AAAGGCAAAGAAGGCCGCACAGGACGCCGCCGACGCGCTCGCTCAATCGGGGGGCGGCCAGGCCACGCCGAACGGCGCGATCACCGTCGCCACACGTGACCCCGCGCCCGCCGACGCAGCCAATAAGCCGGAGGGCGCGTTGTGGGAGGTCCGCGACGGCGCGACGATGGTCCGCCGGTGGGTCCTCACGTCCGGCACGTGGACCCGTGTCGGCGTCGGCGCGGACTACATCGGCGCGAAGGCCATTGGACGCGCACAAATCGGTGACCTGGCCGTCGGCACGGCACAGATCGCCGACGCGTCGGTCACCAACGCGAAAATCTCTGACCTGGCGGTCAACAAGCTAACCGTTGCGGGCGGCGCGAAGTTCAACAGCGCCGTCATTGACACGCTCATCGCAGACCGCGCGTTCCTCGGGAAGGTCGCCGCAACCGCGATCACGGTCATGTCTGACAACCTCATGCCTGATCCCTACTTCGACCACGCGGAAAACGGCGTGTGGACGCTAGCCGCGCCCGGGCAATTCACGTCCCCACCGACCCAATACCTCGGTCACGCGCGCGCCGCGATGGTCACGGCCCACCCAATGGGCGTTTCTGACCCGACGATAGTCGGTCCTGTCCTGTCACCCGAGAACCGCGTCCCGTGCAAGCCAGGTGACGCTGTTATCGCGTCCGCCGCATGGTATGCGGTCGCGCCGATGAACCGCCTCGGCGGGGCTGGGTTCGGCGTCCGCATCGCGTTCTACGCGGAGGACGGAACGCGCGTCGCGGCCCCCGTGTGCGGGTCAACCGTGCCGATCACTAACCACCCGGTTACCAAGTGGTTCACGGTCGGCGGCGACGCCCAGGTGACCGTCCCCGACCGTGCGGTCAGGATGAGTGTCGAACCGGTGTGCCTGGCCACGATGGGCGCGCCGGTCAGCGCACCGATGTACGTCGGTCACGTGGACGTCCACAAGGCAACCGGCGCGGTAGACATCCGGGACGGCGCGATCACCGCACCGAAGATCGCCGCCGGGTCCGTGGACGCAACCAAGATCAACGCCCAATCCGTCGCCGCCGCAACCGGAAAGTTCCTAAAGGTCACCACTGACCAACTGGTAGCCGGGACGGCCAAGATCGGCGGCGACCTGATCGCCGACCGCATCACCGGTAAAACCATCGTTGCCGGGTCCGGCGCGAACGCCGTCACGCTCGGCCCTGACAAGCTGATCGTCAGAAAGGGCGGAAAGCCCTACGTCATGCTCGACCCGGCGCAGCCCTACGGTATGGCGATCAAGTCGCCGACGTCTGACGCGCTCCTGTCGCTCGCGTCGATCATCTTCGGCGCGTCCGGCTACGCATGGGCGGGCACATATCCGCCCAGCTCATCGGGCTATTCGGTCACTAACTTCACCGTGCCCGCGTCGTCGTCGGGCCGCGCAATGATCCTCGTCGTGTCGTCCTACGACATGGGCGTCCAGTCGCCCGCTTACCGGTGGGGAGACATCAACGTCAACGGCACGCGCCTGTACGAAACCCCCAACCAATACTCATATAATGGGTGGGACTCCGGTCAGCTAACAATGCTGACCATGCTGAAGGACCTCCCAACTAGCGGCACGTGGGCGATCAAAACCAGCCTATGGTTCGGTACGGACGCATCAACGGTGTTCACCAAGTGGTCACATCGTGACATTTCCGCGATTGTGATTCCCATTTAGAAAGGAGCGCGCATGGCGCACCAGCACCCAAAGGGGCCGATTGTCCCCGACGCGGGGGACCGCATCATCGAGTCTATTGACAAGATGGTCAGTACCTCCGGCCTTGTCCGCGCCGTCGCCACAACGGACGAGGCGCGCAACATCGTCAAGGCAGCGAAGGCCGCCGGAAACGGCCCCACTGCGGGCAATCCGATGTACTTCCTCGTGCATAACCTCCTGCTGTCTAGCACGGGCGAAACCGCGGGCGGCCTCCCCGTGCTACACCCGTCGATGACGGTTGACTTCGCAACCGCTAACAGCACGGTCAGCGGCGTCGTGGAGCTGAGCGCGGGGAACTACCGCAAGCTATGTGACGCCCGTATCGAGGCGCGGCCTTACCAGCGCGTTGCGTTCGCTATCGGGTCCCTGTGGGGGGTCAACGCGACCGCGCAGCAGTATGTTGACCTGGAGGTCTGGATGAACGGCATCAAGGGCCGTTCGCGCCTCGGATCGTGGGACGATTCCACGTCGGCGCATTGCCTCGGCGTGATCCCCGCGAACACCGTCCCCGACTGTTCGATGTGGCTCCTCGGAGCCGGACCGAACGGAACGAAGGTCACCGTGTCCGCCGACGACTGGTCGAAGCTATCAGTCATGGCGTTCCCGTGCCCTGCACTGTAAGCATCCAAAATCTACCGAATTGGAAGGAACCATGACAGCAAAGATCAGGGGCTCGGTGGTCACGCCGAACCAAACCCCCGTCCGCGTAACCATCAACGCAGCGCCCGTTCCCGCGCCCAGGAACGCCGGTAACGGCGTTGTCCTAATTCCCGGTGACATCGTTGACGATCAGACGTCGCCCGTTGACGTCGATGTCCTGCCGGGCACCTACCGTCTTACTGTGTACACGTCAACCCAAATGCTGGCCTCCAGCACCGTGACCCTGAATGACGGCGACGTGCTCGAACTGACATCCCTCCTCGAGGGCACGCCGAACGTGGGTCATGTAACGCCCCCCAACGAGTGGCTATAAGGCGGGGAGGATGGGCGCGCCGGGCGCGGTACGACCGGTTTCATGTCGTCCGTCCCGTAACCGCGAAGCGCGGTAGAATGTGACCGCCTGATAGAGAAAGGAAAGGCCATGCCTGAACATCTGGAAGACATCAAGGACACCGGAAACACGTCGCCCGCCGACGTGGCACCCATCCGGGAGGTGAAGTATGACGGCTAAGGCATATGACGTCCTGCGCGTAGCCGCAGGTGAAATTGGTTACAGCCGATGGAACGACCCCGAGGAGGGCACCAAGTACGGGCGTTGGTACGCCGAAACGCACGGTCAGTATTTCGGCGCGACCGGCGTCCCGTTCTGTGCGATGGGCGTCTCCTGGGCGCTCGCCCAGGTCGGCATGGAACCGCCCGGCGGCGCGTTCGCCTATGTCCCCGCCGGTATCAACGCCGCCCGCGCGGCGGGCCGCCTCGTTCCCATCCACAACGCACAGGCGGGTGACCTCGTGTGCTTCGATTGGGACGACGACAACGAAGCCGATCACATCGGCTTCGTTGAAATCAACGCGGGTAGCTACCTGCAGACCATCGAGTTCAACACGTCGCCCGGCAGCGGCGGTTCTCAGGGCAACGGCGGCGGCGTGTACCGCCGCACCCGCGACTGGGATAGCGTCGCGGCTGTCATCCGCCCGGCCTATGACCAGTCGGCAAGCACCGTCGGCGGCATCACCGAGGACGGCTACTGGGGTCCCCGCACGACGGCGGCGCTTCAGGAAGTGCTCGGTACGCCCATCGACGGCGTGGTGTCCTCCCAGGAGGTCGAAAACCGATCGATCATGCCCGCTTGCACCGACGGGTGGGAGTGGGAGAGCGATCCCGACGGGTCCGCCGTGATCGCGGCCATGCAGGCGCGTCTCGGCGTCACGAATGATGGGATCATGGGACCCGTCACTATCAACGCGCTTTCCGCGCGTTACGGAATCGAGGGTGACGGCGTCCTGTCTGATCCCTCACTCACTGTCGCGGCCATGCAGGCCGCCCTGAACAACGGAGGCTTCTAATGGCACCGCTCACCACCGCCGCCCTGATTGGCGCGCTCGTCCCCTTCCTGACCGCCGCGATCACGCGTGCGCACTGGGAGGCGCAGACCAAGCGCCTGGTTTTCATCGCCGCGTCCGTCGCCCTGACCCTCATCGCATGGGGCGTCACCCGATTCCCCGACGCCGGGAGCGTCATCCTGACCGAGGCGGCTGGCGTGATCGCCGCCGGGCAGCTCGTCTACACCGCCCTGAAGCCCACCGGGCTTATTGACTGGTGGGAAAAGGCGACCTCCCCGGCACAACCGCAGGACGGTGGGGGCGATAAGTGATCGTGTTCGCGGAACCTCACCCGGTGATCGCGGTACTGACAGCCCCCGAGGTCATCGCCGCGCTGGTTAGTCTGATCGTTGCCATTTGTGGCACGATTGCGATCCAGCTGCGTTCCGTCCAGGCCCGCCTGAAAAAGCGACTGGACGACGTACACGCCGCCGCCGAGGAGGCCCGCGAACAGGTGACGAACAATCACGGGAGCAACTTGCGCGACGACCTTGACGCGCTAGCCGCTCAGATGCGCGAAGGTCTAGCGGCCATTCAGTCCGCACAGAACCGCGCCGACGCGCGCGCCGAGCGTGAGCATGGCGAGCGCGTTGACGAGGTGCGTCTCATACGTGAGGAATTGGGGCGTATGCGTGAGGACATCCAAGCGCAGCGCGAGGATATACAGGCACAGCGCGACGCCCTCACGGCGCACATGGTACACTAACAGCGTACTTTTCGTTTGTTCGCCACAAGGCCCCCACCTGGACCGTCCAGGTGGGGGCCTTTGTCTACGCGCTTAGCACGGGCAGGTGAAAACCATCAGCTTCACGGTGACGGCGTCCCCGTCGCGGTCGATCATGTAGAGGGCGGCCCGCCAGTGCGGTGTGGCGTCCTCGCGCGGGTCGGTGATCGCGGCGGCTCGTGGCTCGCCATTCGTGATTACCTGCTCGTCAAGGGTTGCGGCGAACGCATCGTAGTCGGCGGGCTCCATGTCGGCGACGAGGTGGGCGAGGTAGTCGCCGGTCAACGCGTCGGCGGGGACCGTGACGGTCACGGCCTGGACGGCCTTACCGATCAGGGATGCCAGTAGGGCGGTCCTCATGTTGTCGTCGAGGTCGCGGGGTTCGGTGTTTTCGGTCATTGTCGGTCTTCTTTCGTGTTTGGGGTTGACGCCCCGCCCGGTTGGGCGGGGCTGGGGTAGGTCAGAAGGCAAGGCTGCCGAGGAGGTTCGACGCCTTGGAAAGCGTGACGCCCGCCTCCTCGGCGAGCTGGGCCGTCGTCTTGCCCGCGTAGATGCCCGCGATCATCGCGCCCTCCAGGCGGGCGTCATCGTTGGTGAACTCGGCCAGGGGCGCGCATCCGCACGCGTAATCGACGGCGGCGGCCATAGGGCCGTACAGCATGATATTCTTCTCGAACGTCGTCATCTTGCCGTGCTTAGCGAGGCGCTCCTCGATTTCGGTCGCGGCGTCGGTGATGACGGCGAGCTGCTTGGGGGTGAAGTCCTCGGCGGTGAGGTCAAAGAAGTCGCCAACCATCTTGATAACGGTCTCGGTGTTCACGGTTTCGGTCCTTTCGGTCTGTCCCCTGTCCTTCAGGGGATGACCCCAGCATACACCTAGTGAATAGCGCTATGCAACTAGGGATATGTGAGACTGTCGCCACATATGGAAGACTTGCATACCGTGATGCATGGCCCTACTATCGGGATGCAATGCCACCTACCGAAGCGAGCAACCATGACCGGACAAACAATCTATGAGGGGATCACCCTACACAACGGCGACTGCCGCGACATCATGCGGGAGATGCCCGCCGATCACTTCGACGCGGTTATCACCGATCCGCCGTATGGAATCGCTTTCAAGGGTGAGAAGTGGGACACGTCGACGCCGCGCGGGTTCCAATCGTGGTGCGAATCGTGGGCGGTCGAAGCACTCCGAATCGTTAAGCCGGGCGGATACCTCCTAGCCTTCTCCGCGCCGCGCACCTATCACCGCCTCGCCGCCGGAATCGAAGACGCCGGCTTCGAAATCAGGGACACAATGGCCTGGCTCCGCGCCGACGGGAAAGCGTCGGCGGTCGATCTGTCCGCGATGTTTGACCGATCGGCAGGAGTTCTCGACCAACGCGAAGGCCGCGACATCCGCGAATGGGCAGACAAGGCGACCGCGACGCGCATGTCCTCCCACAAGGTCTATGGCGCTGGCGAGCCGGTCACCGACGAAGCCAAGGCGTGGGCGGGGTGGGGCGTCGGGCTAAAACCCGCGTGGGAGCCTATCGTCGTCGCGCGCCGCCCCATCGAGGGCCGCCTGATCGACAACGCGCGCGCCTACGGGACCGGGGCAATGAACATCCGGTCAGCAATGGACGCCGTCGGCGGGTCCTACCCGCCTAACCTCATGGTCAGCGAAGCCGCGCTCGCGGCGGCAGTCGATCAGGGCGCGCCCGATCACGGCTGGCCCGTCTTCAAGTACCAACCGAAGGCCCCGACGCACGAACGCCCGAAGGTGGGGGGGGGTACAGCACGTGACCGTGAAGCCCCTCGATCTCATGCGGTACCTGATCCGGCTTGTGGTGAGGCCAGGCGCGACGATCCTCGAGCCGTTCGCCGGTTCGGGGACGACCCTACAGGCCGCCGCAATGGAGGGCGTGAACGCGGTCGGGTGTGAGCTCGACGCGCGCTATATTCCGTTGATTCATGAGCGGTTCCGGCGCGGAATCGACGCGCCGCTAGACTTCCTCATCTAGTGGGAGCGCGGCGTTTTGCCGGTCGGTTAGTTTCGACTTGCGCACGCGCGTTCGGCGTGTATATACTGTAGCCGTGCATCACCGCCCCGCTACGTCGGGGCATGGGGGCCTCGCCTTTTCGGTCGGCGAGGCCCCCTTTCACGTTATGTATGCGACATCACACTAACAGCCATGCATACGCCTATGCATAGGTGTATGCTGGGGTCATCGGGAGGGAAACGCCCACCCGATAGACCGAAAGGACCGAACAATGAACTCTCTCATCACCTCCGCCGATCAGCTCAACTGGATCACGCCCGACAAGCTGCCCGCCGACGATTGCAGGGGCGTCGACGTGGAGGGCGCATATGCGCTGGCCGTCATTGATGATGACAACCTCCTCGCAATCTACGTCGATGTCATTGACGATGAGGTTCGCGTCACGATGGATCGTGTCGTCGGCGATGTTCGCTTCACGTCCGACGATCCGGGCGAGTGGACGGACATCGAGGCCGTCCTTCCCCGTCGCCTGTGGCCCGCGCAGGTGTGGGCGGGCTCCAAGTGGGCGGGTAAGGAACGCCCGACCTATCCGGCGATTGACACGGCTATCGCCGCCGCGCTCGCAGACTACAAGGCCGCAGGCGAGACCTACCTCGTGGTTGACGTGGCTATCACAGCCGCGAACGCGGACGCCGACAGCGAGTGACACACCCCATCGCCCCCGGCCCGCCGCACAGGACCGGGGGCACCCCCTCGAAAGGACACCAATCATGGACCCCGATCTTCTCGCCTTCCAAGCCGCCAAACGGGTAGCCGCCCGCTTCACCGACGCCGTACAGCGATCAACGCACGCGGTCGCGGACGTCCGTGTCGCACGCAGCGCCGAGTTCCAGGGCGTGTGGGGCGTCGAACTCCACGCCCTGAAGCGTGACGACACGATTGACGCCCTCATGCTCATGAACGACGCCCGATACACCTGCGTCAACGTCGACGACCTCGAAACGCACGGATGCGTAGCGATCCTCGCCGAGGACGGCGCAATCGACCATGTGCCGTGCATCATTTCCTACCCGCTGGTCAGCAAGGAGGGACGCAAATGAACCCGCTCACCCCTATCCTCCTCATTGTGGGACTGCTCGTCGTCGCCGCGTCGGGTGGCCCCACCAACCCCGGGGGTTGGGACCCGTCCTTGGCACTCCCCCTCGGTGCCATGATCGCGCTCGCGGGCACGATCAGCCTAAGCCGGGACTGGCGACGCCTATCCCGGCAACATTCCGACCGAAAGGAAAGACCCCCACATGACAGACAATGACCCCGCCGCGTTCGCGGCAGGCATCTACCCCGACGTGCCCGAGCTGGACTACCACTCGGGCCGTTTTGGCCCCCCCGGGTCGGTGTCATCGACGGAGGCTAAGCGCCTCCTCGATTGCCCAGCCCTTTACAAGTGGTCGAAAGAGAACCCGGCCCCCCCGAAGGCCGCGTTCGACTTCGGGCACACCGTCCACGGCATGGTGCTCGGCACCGGCCTGGACATCTACGTCCACGACCACGACAGCCTACGCACAAAGGCCGCGAAGGAAGACATCGCGGCGGCCCGTGAGCGCGGCCAGGTCCCCATGAGTCGCGCCGACTACGCGCGCGCCGAGGACGCCTACCAGGCGGTCATGAACCACCCCGCCGCCGCCGCCCTGTTCGCACAGGGCGCGCCCGAGCAGTCGATCTACAGCGTGGACAGCGACACGGGCCTATGGCTCCGGGGCCGGATCGACTGGACCACGCGCGACGCCGACGGGCGCACCGTCCTCGTGGACCTCAAAACCACGCGCCAGCCGCGCCCCAAGTCATGGGCGCGCGACGCCGCGAACCTCGACTACGCGGTCCAGGCCGCCTGGTATCTGACCCAGTGGAAAGCCGTCACAGGTGAGGACGCGGACTTCGTTCACGTCCTCGTCGGCGTGGACGCCCCCCACCTGGTCAGCGTCGTCCACATGGACGAGTTTTTCCTCGCCGCCGGGTACGCGCGCATGCGCCGCGCACTCGACACCCTGAACATGTGCCAGGTGTTCAACATCTGGCCCGCATACGGCGACGCGATCACCGAAATCACACCGCCCGCCTGGTACGCCGCCCAGGCAAACTGACCACATCGAAAGGACACAACAATGACCGACACCACCGAAAAGAAGCCCGCCGCCCGCAAGACCACGCCAGCGCGAACCCCTGTCAGTATCGAGGCGCGCTTCGCCGCCGCCTGGGCCGACTGTGAGAACCCGCCGCTCGACGCGTCGAACCCGCACTTCAGGACGCGCTTCGCATCCCTGAAAGCCACGCTCGGCGTGATCCGCGCCGCGTGTGCCAAGCACGGGCTCGCCTACCGGCAGGCGATCCAGGCCCCCACCGGCGATACGCCGCCTATCCTCATTTCCTCGCTCGTGGACGCCGACGGAAACACCATGCCCCTCGGCGCGCTCATCGTTGACCGACCGGCAAACCCCCAGGCGTTCGGCGCGAACCTGACCTACGCGAAGCGCCAGCTCGCCCAGGTAGATTGGGGCATCACCGGCGACCCCGACGAAGACGGACGCCCGGCAACCGCCGACGCGGCGAACACCGACGCGACGACGCCCACCGTCACCCCCGAGCTGATCGCCGCCTGCACTGACAAGGAACAGCTCCGCACATGGTGGCAGGCGCACCCCGAGCTGCAGGACCTCATCAAGGCCCGCGTGACCGCCCTAAACGACGACGGCGGCGAACAGTGAACCAGGTGGTCAGATTCTTCACGGAGGGCGTCCCCGCCCCCGAAGGGTCACACAAGTACGTCGGTTACAGGGGCGGACGGCCCGTCGTCGCGCACGACAACCCACGGCTCGCCGGGTGGCGAACCGTCGTCGCCCGCGACGCCAAAGCCGCCGCACTCGCGGTCGGTTGGACACAACAGCATGACGGACCTGTCGCCGTCGAAGCGCGATTCTACCTACCGCGCCCAAAGCGCCCCAGGTTCCCTGACCACGCGGCAACCAAACCGGACCTCGACAAGCTGGCCCGCGCCGTCGGCGACGCGCTCGCGGCCCCCGGCGGTGTCCTGGCCGAGGACTCACGCATCGTCACGTGGGTCCTGACCAAGTGGTGGGCACACGCCGATCAGAAGCCGGGCGTCCACGTCATCGTGACCGCCCTCGACGACTAGCCGCACGTCAAAGCGCCCCGCCGATCCTGACCAACAGGAAGGCGGGGCGCTGTCTAAACGGGCCGATACCATACGTCCGGCGGGCACCCGGGCTCGCCGCTACGGCACACGACTTCGACCTCCTGGTCAGCCAGGTCGGCTAGGTCATCGGCGTAGTCTTCGGCTATCTCATCGATGGTCGAAACCTGACCACGCGCCGCCTGCTGACCCATGATCCACGCGATGAGCGCCTGCTGCGCGCTGCTGAAACGCGCCAAAGCCGCCCCGTCAAAATGGACTGTGTGCCGCATGGTAAGTCACGCTTCGCGCGGGTCGCTACGGTCGATCACGCCGACGACAACGCGCCCGCCAACCGTCACGTTATTGAACATGCGCCGCGTCCGCGACGCGGGCCGCCCCCCCATGTACGCATCACACCGCGCGACGCCCGCCGGGATGCGGACGGACACGCGATTCACGTCGTCCTGCGTGCCCTGTAGCGTGATTTCGCGCCCGGCGTCCGTCCGGCACGTCACGCCCGGGTACACGTCCTCGGAATCGGAGGTCACATCGACGAGGCCGCCGCCCGGCTCCGGCGTCCACGACAGCGACCACTGCAGGCGGCTGTCCGCGCCTACCCATCCGGTCAGGACAGGGGGCGCGGGTTCGGTCGCCGCCGCGTCCGCGACGCGGGCCGCCGATCCGCCGGACATGACGAACAGGGCGACGAGGGTAATCAGGATCAGCAGCCCGACGACGGGGCGCGCAATACGGTTCATGGGAGGGCCTTTCGATGGGTTGGGCGGTGGCCCCACCCACGCGGGCAGGGCCACCGTTCGATGAGAGATTAGGCGAGGTCCCCGAGGAGCTCCTGCGCCTTGGTCAGGTCGATCCCGGCGGCCTCGGCAAGGCGCTCCGTGAGTCGCCCACTGTGCGCACCGGCGATCAGGGCGGCCTCCAGGCGCTCATCGTCGCCGACGCACTTAGCGAGCGTCGTCTCATCATCGACGTACTGCACGATAGCCTCGAGCGGGGCGAGCATCATGACGCCGCGCTCCTCGAGGGTCATGTCGCCGTACTTGGCAATGATGCGCTCCTCGACGTCGATAGCGGCGGCGGTGATAATGCTGATCTGATCCGCGGTGAAGTCGGCGGCGAAGTCGCCGAGGTAGTCGCGGATGCCTTCGGTCGTGGTTGCGGTGTTCATTGTTCGGTCCTTTCGGTCTATCGGGGGTCTTTCCTCCCGATGACACAAGCATACACCTATGCATAGCCGTATGCAAGGGGTGTAGCGTGACCTGCAACACGCATGGACGACCAACTATCGCGCACGCCGTCACGCCACATGTCACGCGTGACCGGGTGTGTGACATGAGCGTGACCGGGTGTGTGACATCGCGTGACATCGCAAAAACCGCGCGTGACACCTGGGGCAAAATCGCGTGACATCGCGCGTGACATCCGAGTGGGAAAACCGCGTCAAATATGCCAGGAAATATACCAGCCCACCCCGCCGAGCCGCACCATCCCGCCGAAAAGTGCGCATGCCCCCGAGTCGCTATGTCACGTCCGCGTCACGCGTGACATGTGTGTGTGACATGGGCGTGATGTCACGCGGGACATGCGCGCAAGGATGAAGGAGGAAGGAGTAGATAAAGGATGAGGGATAGAATCACGTCGGCGACGCTCACGCGTCACCGACTGGCGCGCAACCGGCTAGCGTTTGACGCGCCCCCCCCCAGCCGCTAACATATGGCTAGTGACGCACCGCCCGACCGAAAGGCACACACACATGCCCCCCTTCAAGCGCCCCGGCAGATACGCCGCCCTCGCAGGCGGCTACTACGATGACCCCGCCGTCATCGCCGCCGGACCCGACGCCGAACTCCTGTACATCCGCCTCCTGTCGTGGTGCGCATTGCACCCCGAAACCGACGGAACGGTCCCCGTCGAGGTCGCAACCAGCCGCCTCGGCCTAACCGACACCGCCGACCGCCTCGACGCACTCACCACCCATGGCCTCGTCATCGCCGACGCGACCACAATCACCGTGACGTCGTGGGTCCGGTGGAACGGCAGCTGGGGGGAAATCACCGCGAAAAGCGACGCCCGCAAAGCCGCCGCCCGCGAACGCAAAGCCCGCCAACGCTCCCGCGCCGCACGGCAAGACCCCGCCGAACCCGCCGCCGCGACCGCGCCCGCGCCCGCGCCGGACCCCACACCGACCGCGAAAGACGATGACAGTGTCCTCGAAGCGGTCATAGTTACGCCCGAACCGACAAACGTTCGCCGCGACGTCGAGTCTGTTTGCTATCACATGGCTAACTCCGTCTGTGAACGCACCGGACGCCGCCCCCGCATCACGAAGAAGTGGCTCGATTCCGCCCGACTCATGATCGACCGCGACGGGCGCACACCCGATCAGATTCACGCCGCAATCGACTGGGTCCACAATTCCGAGTTCTGGCGAGCCAACATCCTAAGCATCCCCAAGCTCCGCGAAAAGTGGGACACCCTGAAACTACAAGCCGAACGCGGGCAGCGCCCGCACGTCACCCGCGCCGAGGAGTTCCGCGCCCGACAGCGCGCTAAGGCCGACGAAATTGACGCCGCCTGGGCCGCACAAGCACAGATGATCGCCATTGAGGGGGGCAGCCAATGACAACGCTCGGCAGCCTGTTCACCGGATATGGTGGCCTGGACATGGGCGTCATGACCGCGCTCGATCCGTCCGCGCGGGTCGCGTGGACAAGCGACATCGAGGCCGGCCCGTGCAAGCTCGCGGCCACGCGGTGGCCCGACACACCCAACCTCGGGGACATCACAGCCATTGACTGGGCCAACGCGGAGCCCGTTGACATCATTTGCGGTGGGTCACCCTGTCAGGACCTAAGCGTCGCCGGAAAGCGGGCAGGCATGGCCCCCGGTACACGGTCGGGCCTATGGGAGTCCATGTTCGCCGCAATCAAGACAATCCGTCCCCGCCTAGTGGTGTGGGAAAACGTGCAAGGAGCGCTAAGTGCGAGGTCCAATAGCTCAGTGGAACCCCGACCGGGAATGCTGGGAAACGAACCAGCTCGACCTACTGTCCGGGCAGCCGGACGTGTGGTCGGAGACCTGGCCACAATCGGGTATGACGCATGCTGGCACGTTGTACGCGCTGTCGACGCCGCAGGCCACCAACGCGGCGCGCTCATCCGCCGGCTACGGGCCGAACCTCCACGAGATAGCCACGAGCGCCGACCTGACGGCGTTCGGTCCCTACGCGGAGGCAATCGCCCGATGGGAAACCATTACCGGGCGCGAAGCACCTCCGCCGTCAACGGCATCACGCCGCCCCGGCGGAAACCCGCAGCTATCCGCCCGGTTCGTCGAGTGGCTTATGGGCCTTCCCGACGGACACGTTACCGGCGCGGACCTAGCCCTACCACGCGAACAGCAACTCCGGCTCCTCGGTAACGGCGTCGTCCCACAGCAGGCCACATTGGCAGTGCGTACCCTCACAGAAGCAGCCCTACGATTCGGAGCGACATCATGATTACCGGACGCGGCATGCAAGCCTTCCTCGAACACCTCGAGGACGCCGGGGTCCTCATCCCCAAGCCCGGCCAGCTACAGACGTGGGGCGGAAAGATCAGCCGCAAGTTTCCCGACGCCACAGACGCCGACCTCGCCCGCGCCGCCGACGTCCTCGACGAAACACCGGGCTTTGTCCGCCTCGGTGACCTCGTGGACTTCTTGAAGGGCAAACGTAGTGAAGTTGAACGGATCGACCGCGCGAACCGCCTGAATCTCGTGACCATGCCCGCTAACGGCGGCGACTTATACCCCGACGGGGACCTCGCCCCGTCCGAGTACGTCGCGTGGCTACGCGCCGCCCAGGCGTTCGCTATGGACGCTCATCCCGACATGACGCCCGCGCAGATCAACGCCGCCGCCCGCCAACTCGGCTATGACGCCGCAGGCGTCCCCGCCCCGCCCCCCGAAATCACCGCACGCCGCAGCCTCGAGCAACTCATCAACAACCACGCATGAAAGGCGCGAAATGAGTAACAAACGGATCGACCTCGTCACGGTGACCTACAACCCCAACGAGGGCGTATCGGCTGCCCTCGTCGACGCAATCATCACCAACCTGCCGGAGGGCGCGCGGCTTACCGAAATGAGCGTATTGTCCACGGACCACAGGCCAGACGTGGCGGAACTTGCAATCAACTTCACCTACACCCCCGAAAGGACCGACCGATGAACACACGACACACCCGGGTCCTGACCCTCACCTGGCCGTCCGGTAAGCCCGTGAAGCTCCGCGACATCGCCAAAGCACTACGCGACCTACCCGCCGACGCCGAAGCGACCAGCATCGAACCGACAACCGTCGAGTATGTGGACGCATCCCACGTGGGACTCCGTATCGAGTACACCATCGATACCGAAGCCGAACGGCGGCGTATCATCGATGAGTACCGCAACTACGATCCGATGCGTGCCTTCGCGGACATAGCCCGCGCATCACGCAACCTCCCCGCACGCGACTAGCCGAACGGAATGAGCAATGACACACCTGCCCCTGCCACCCAACGCGGTTGCCTATCTTGACCAGCTCGAGGCGGACACCCTCGCACTCATCCGTATCGGACGCGACGGCGTGAGCGACGTCAAGCGGTTCGACATGACATATACCGACCTCGCAAACGTGCTGCGCGTCATCGCCGACGAACTCGACACCTACGCGCAGCGCGACAAGTAACCACCGAAAGGAACACCATGCCCGCAACAGCAACCATCCTCGGGCGCATCGCCGAACCCGTGCTCCGATGGACACAGGGCGGTCACGCCGTCCTCGAGCTGTCTATCGCGGCCACCCCCCGCCGCAAAGATCGACAGACCGGCGAGTGGGCGGACGACGGCGCGCCCCTGTGGATCAACGCGACCCTATGGGACGCCGAAGCCGAAGCCGCCGCCGAGCTCCTACGCAAGGGGGACGCCGTGATCGCAACGGGAACCCTCGCCCTCGAAACCTACACGACCAAAAACGGACAGCCCGGCCAGAAGATCGTCCTACGGTTCCCGAAGGTCGCTAAGGAACCCCGCCCCCCCCCCCGCCCCGGCGCGCC